ACATAAACGCCATATTTTCCACATTGGAAGTATTCCATACATCTATAGGGTGGTTGAATACCAACGCGTTTTGAAACATAGACTCCATCGAGGTGACCATAGATACATCCCACCCACTGATGTCTTGTTGAAAGTCTGACGCATGGTTGAACATATTTGTCATAGAAGTTACTTTGGACGTAATCCATTTACCAATAGGTTGATTGAATACCAATGCGTTTTGAAACATAGACTCCATCGAGGTGACCATAGATACATCCCATATACTGATGTCTTGTTGAAAGACTGACGCATTTTTGAAGATAAATGCCATATTTTCCACATTGTAAGTATTCCATACATCTATAGGTTGGTTGAATACCAATGCGTCTTGAAACATAGACTCCATCGTGGTTACATTAGACACATTCCATAATTTTGTATCTACAATATAAGGAGATGATACATTTTTAATTTGGGTAATGCTGTCATCATTTACAAAATCATAATACGTGTTTATAAGCGGGAAGTCAAACCTGTAAACCATTTCTGCGGTTTGTATTGGTATAACTAACAATGGATCTATCCATGTATCATAATAAAATTCTATTTGAAACCCATTTATTCTGTCCATACTAATTTGTCTATTATATAAAACAAGCGTTTGTATGTCGTCTATAAAAAAATCTTGTGTAATTGGAATATATAAAGCATTATTTCTAGTTGAACTAGATGTATGTGTATCAGAACTTACCCCTATTATATTATTTGCGATATTACTTGCTGGTTGAGAATCTTTTTCAAAGGAACCTACTACTTGCTTATTATCCCAATCTAAAAATTCAATTACATTTCCAACGGCTCCAGAAGTTATGGAGGGGCGATTTGTATTATCTGGTAAAATATTGACACCATTTACCCATATTTGTAATTCTCTTAAATTTATGTGTTCTGTTTTTGTTTCACTACGAATGACAATTATATTAAAAAGTGTTTTAAAAGAACTATTAAAAGGTGTATTATGAAACATAGACGCCATATTATTTACATTTTGTGTATTCCATTTGCTAAGAGGATAATTAAATGAACTATCTTGAAACATAGACTCCATCGAGGTGACCATAGATACATCCCATCCACTGATGTCTTGTTGAAAATTAGACGCCCCATCAAACATAAATGCCATATTTTCTACTTTCGATGTATTCCACAAAGCGATGTATTGATTAAATGCACTTGTGCGTTGAAACAACGCATACATATTGGTAACGTTGTCTACATTCCAATTACGGATGTCTTCATTGAATGTTGTAAAATCTTGGAATAATTCACTAATATTTGTCACCAATCGTGTATCCCATTGCGTCATAGGTCGGAAATAATATTCATAATTGTAAAAAGAAGTTATAACTGCGTCTTCTATTAAAGCATTACTTGTTATTTGTGTTGTGCTACTACTTGTAGAAGTTCCAAGTGTATAAGTATTGAAAGAAGGAAAGTCAAACCTATAAAAATTATTTTCAACGCTAATAGGCGTAGTTCCTGCGAATGGTTTGAGGTAATCAGGGTCTTCTTTACTATTGTAAAGTTCAAATAAAAGGCCTATTGCTTTATAATCAAAATTATTTCTATTGTATAAAACGATTGCCTGTATATCATTCACAAAAGTAAGTGGTATATCATTGATTATCAAAGAAGTTCCGCCACCAACCGCTCCTGGTCCGTCATTATTATCAATAATATTGTTATATACTTTGGAAGCAAAATTATCATTGTATTCCTCTATTTCTGCGTTCTTATCCACTTCCCATTCCGCAAAATAACTTGAAAGAATATCAGCATTTTGATACATTATATTTGTATCATTTACCCAAACTTGGATTTCATAAACATTAAAATTATTATAATCTGCGTTGGGGTCTCGTCTTAATACCAAAGTATCAAACTTCTTATATTTGTTTATTTTGTTTTTAAATTGGTCAACCGCGTAATAAATATTGGCTTGATTCACAGACCCCGTCAATATTGGGTATTGTAATGATGTGGTATTGTTCAACATATTTTGTGTATCTTTAATAGTAGAGTTATAAGATATGTCTCCATTTTCTAATTCAATAAACACGATGTCGTTCCAATTGTAAAGTGACTGATTGAATGACGACGCGCCATTGAACATTGAATCCATAGATGTAACACGCAATGTGTTCCATTCGCCAATCATTTGATTGAATGATGACGCGTTTTGAAACATAGACTCCATCGAATTTACCATAGATACAACCCAACCACTTATGTCTTGATTGAACATTGGCGCATCTTGAAACATAGACTCCATCGAAGTGACCATGCTTGTATTCCATTGACCAATATCTTGATTGAATGTTGACGCACCTTTGAACATAGATTCCATATTAGTTACCGTGCTTGTATTCCATTGACCAATGTCTTCGTTGAAATCACTATAATCTTCAAACAATCCATTCATATTCAACACATTTACCAATTTCCATTCGCTTATGGGACCATATAAAGCAAGTGCGTCAAAATAGTCATACCTCCATTTATTTACAGCACTAAAAATATTATTTTCCGTTATGTTGTAATACGTATCTTGATATATCGCAAACAATGGACCATTCGGCACATTTTCTACATTGAAAGAAGTGGGCGACTCATTGCTTAATGTAAAGTTATATTGATTGCCAGTAACGCTTGAAATATCTTCATTTGACAAATAAGTAAACGCGTCTGTAATAGTATCAAAGAATATATCATTATCTTCTTTATATCCTATAATCTGACCTGAAGTTTTATAAAATCCCCAATATGGTTTTATGTTTCCTATGATTTCATGTTGAAATGAAAGATCCATTATTATATATACTTTATAAAAATTGATTTAGGTTTATAACATAAACTATAAATAATGGCTCTCGCAACTCAATACCAAAAGAAAACGGACAAAGAACATATTTTGGATAATCCAGATACGTATATTGGTTCGATTGAAAATATCAATGGTCCAATGTATGTGTTTGAAGAAGGTAAAATTACATCTAAACATATGGATTATAACCCGGGGTTATTCAAGTTATTTGATGAAGGGATCGTCAATTGTCGAGACCACGTGGTGCGTATGATTCAACAAAAAGAAACCAATCCCGCTGTAAATTTGGTCAATATGATAAATATAGAAATCAGTGATGATATGATTACTATGACGAACAATGGCAATGGTATCGATGTTGAAAAACACCCTACTTACGATGTATGGATCCCAGAATTAGTATTTGGTCATTTGCGTACATCAACGAATTACAACAAAGACGAAGAAAAAATTACTGGCGGTAAAAATGGTTTCGGATTTAAATTGGTACTGATTTGGTCGACATATGGAATGATTGAAACCGTTGATCACGTGAGAAAATTAAAATATACACAAACATTCGAACAAAATTTGGATATTATTCATCCACCCACTATTACAAAATGTTCTAAACAACCTTATACGATTGTAAAGTTTAAACCCGATTACAAACGTCTTGGTTTAAATGGATTATCCCAAGATATGATTTCTTTGTTTCATCGTCGTGTATATGACATTGCCGGTATTACAACAAAAGACGTAAAAGTCAAATTAAATAGTAATGTTTTAGATGTAAAGACATTTAATCATTATATTGAATTATACAATGACCAAGATAAAATAAGTGAAGCACCCAATGAGCGTTGGAGTTATAGTGTATGTTTAAGCGAAGAATTCAAACAAGTGTCTTTTGTAAATGGTATTTTTACAGGAAAAGGCGGTAAACACGTTGATTATATAACTCAACAAATCATTAAGAAATTAATTGCGTATATTGAAAAAAAGAAAAAAATAGAAATCAAACCTTCTATTTTAAAAGAACAAATGTATATATTTTTGAATTGTACGATCGTAAATCCATCGTTCGATAGTCAAACCAAAGATTATTTAAACACACCACCTTCTAAGTTTGGTTCGTCGTGTGTAGTAAGTGATAAATTTATAGAAAAATTGGCAAAACTCGGGATTATGGAACAATCGTGCGAATTGAGCAAAATCAAAGAAAAAAATAATTCCAAAAAAACCGATGGTAATAAACAAAAAAATATTCGCGGAATACCTAAATTAGTAGACGCCAATTATGCCGGAACCAAAGACTCCAAATTGTGTACATTGATTTTATGTGAAGGGGATTCGGCAAAAGCGGGTATTTTGTCTGGATTAAGTCCGAATGATAGAAACATATATGGTGTGTATCCAATGAAAGGGAAGTTGTTGAATGTCCGCGGTGAAGCTACTAAAAAAATCAATGAAAATAAAGAAATCATAGAAATAAAAAAGATTATGGGGCTTGAATCCAATAAAAAATATAAAAATACAGATGAATTAAGATACAACAAAATTCTGTTTATGACCGACCAAGATTTAGATGGTAGTCATATCAAAGGGTTGTGTATTAATTTATTCGAATGTTTGTGGTCGTCTTTATTGGATATTAGCGGGTTTCTAGGGTTTATGAATACACCCATTTTAAAAGCATCCAAAGGAACCCATAAAAAACAATTTTACAACGAACAAGAATATGAATTATGGAAAAAAGAAAATAACGAAGGCAAAGGATGGGCGATTAAATATTACAAAGGATTGGGTACTAGTACCAGCAAAGAATTCAAAGAATATTTCAAAGACAAAAAAACAATGGATATTTTATTGGGAGAACAAGATACAGAAAAAATAGATATGGTATTCAACAAAAAAAAATCAGAACATCGAAAAGAATGGTTGTCGACTTACAATCGCGATGGCGTGTTAGATACCAACCAATTACAAATTAGTGTATGCGATTTTGTAGACAAAGAAATGATACACTTTTCAAAATACGATTGCGACCGGTCTATACCAAATTTAATGGATGGTTTAAAAGTATCACAACGTAAAATTTTATATAGTGCGTTCAAGAAAAACTTGGTCAGTGAAATTAAAGTAGCGCAATTCAGTGGATATGTATCTGAACATTCAGGATATCATCACGGAGAAAGTAGTCTCAATGGTGCGATTGTAAATATGGCTCAAACTTTTGTGGGGTCTAACAATATCAATGTTTTAATGCCAAATGGACAGTTTGGTACTCGTCTACAAGGTGGTAAAGATAGTGCGTCAGAGAGGTACATTTTTACCCAATTAAATAAAATCACCAGAATGATCTTTAAAAAAGAAGATGATGTTATTTTAAATTATTTGAACGACGATGGAACTCCGGTAGAACCCGTATTTTACGCACCTATTTTACCTATGATTTTAGTAAATGGAACAAAAGGGATTGGTACAGGTTTTAGCACAGACATTCCGTGTTTTAATCCAAAAGAACTGATTGACTATATTTTAAAAAAAATGGAAGACCCGAATCATATTCGCGATTTTATTCCATATTATAAACACTTTACTGGGACAATAGAAAAAGAAGACAGCCGTCGTTTTATTACAAAAGGAAAATATAGCATACAAAATAAGACCATTATTATTACCGAACTTCCAATCGGCGTTTGGAACGAAGATTATATTACGCATTTGGAAAAATGTATTGTCGATAATAAACTAAAAGATTATAGCGACCAATCGACGGACTCGGTCATTTATTTCAAATTAACTCTAAAAGAAAATATGGACGAAGAGGCTATCTTAAAAACATTTAAGTTGACAACCACGTTGTCGATTAACAATATGAATTTGTTTGACCCTTTTGATAAGTTAGTTCATTATAATGAAGTACACGAAATTTGTGATGACTTTATCCAAGTAAGATTGGGCTATTATGAAAAGAGGAAATTATATTTGGTTAAAATGCTAAGCGAAGAAATGAATATTTTAAGTAATAAATGTAAATACATCAATGAGTTATTGAACGATACGTTGGATTTACGTAAAAAGAGTAATAGTCAAATGGTTGAACTATTACAACAGAAAAAATACGATACTTTAAATGATAGTTATCATTATTTGATTAAAATGCCTATGGATAGTGTGTGTAAAGAAAACGTAGACACATTAAATGAACAATTTAAAAAGAAGAAAGACCTTTTGGATGAATTAAACAAAACATCGAACGTAGACCTTTGGAAAAAAGAATTGTCCGAATTAAAAGAAATGCTTTAATTCAAGTGTATTATCATTACTCAAATAAGTAGGACGTTCCATTAATGTATGAATACTAGACGCGTCTCGTTTGTAATTTAAATAACCACTAATTTCTCCCAATATTTGTTGAGACGCATAATCCACTGCGCGATCGTTTAGTTCAGACACTTGTCCTTGTATATCTTGAAATTGAAAATTCGAATATTGTAAAAATATACTTCGCATAATAACCTTTAATTCATCCATATTTTGGTCATCGATTACATATTTTTTTTGAGACATTTCGTATACCTTTTTTTTAATGGATTGATGTACGTGTTCAATATTATCTTTATTGAAATATGTATTGGTCAATTGACTCGGTTGAAATATGTATTTGGTTGCGTTAAAGTAACTTGTTTTATCATCGATTGGAATATTATCTTGTAGAAACAATGGTGTACCTCCTTCTATATTTACTCTGCCAGACATTAATATATTATATTATTTTAATATAATGGAACAAACTAAAACAATATTTGTCTCTATGATTGTTATTTTGTTAGCAACTTTGGGAGCGGTCGCGTACATTTTAAAGAATAGTAAAAAAACATATGTCTACCCGCCACATATAAACGATTGTCCTGATTTTTATCAAAAAAATAACTCAGGTTATTGTTATGATAAATACGAAATAGGTCCTTATTCCAGTGAAGAAATTTGTAAGAGGGTTTTGTTTAAAGCGGAACAAACAAATTGCGATAAAAAAAAATGGGCAACGGATTGTAAAGTATCTTGGGATGGTATTACAAATAATGACGGATTATGTATATAAACAAACGTCCATATATATGTAAATGGAATTATTAAAAGAATATATGTTAGACAAAAAAGATATTTATATTTTAGGTAGGTCTGGGATTGGAAAAACGCAAATGGTATTGAACTATTTCAAAGAATCACAAGAATACGATTTGAATTATTTATCGATACAACACATTTCATCTATGAACGATATTTATAAATACACGCATGGGTCGATTTTAACGCTTATGTATAAACAAGTCAAACAAAACGTGGTCGTCATTGATGATATCGATATTTTAAATAACAATGAAAAGAAAATACTAAATGAACTGATTAAGCAAATGAAAATATATAAAAAAAAAGAGACAAAACAATTTAAATTCATATTTATAGGTATCAATCAATATGATAAAAAAGTAAAGGAATTATTGAAGCTATGTAATAAAATACATTTTAAAAATGACACGTCTAAATACGAAAAAAATATACAAATTAATATAAAAAACGTCATAGAACAAAAAATAGAAGCCAATTGTATGGTGGAAAATGAAAAAGCAACTCAGTGTTTGATGTTTCACGAAAATATTATAAATCATTTAACGCCCAAAGATATAGATTTTTATTTGGAGTTTTTAAACAATTATTGTAATGGCGATTATTATGACCGTATTAGTTTTCAAAAGCAATTATGGTTATACAATGAAATGACGTATTATTTGAAAATGCTTCATAATTATTATTTGTATACACAAAGTACAATAACAATTAAGAACCAAAAAGAAGAATATAGATTTACAAAAGTATTGACAAAATATAGTAATGAATATAACAATCAAAAATTTGTAATAGACCTTTGTAATAGGTTTAATATATCAAAAAAACATTTGTGTGATATTGAACAAGACCAAGTAAATGTTACCGAATACAATCGTCTGATTAAATATTTAGAGTTCATTGGTTAAAGATTTAATTTTTTTTAATGTTTCTTCCAATGATGTGATTTTTTCTTTCAAAGCGTTGTTTTCGTTGGTTTTTATTTTTAATACTTCAATGATTTCGTTCAATTGTAAAGGACGTTTTATTCCGTCTGCTTGGGTGATGATCACTTGTTGACTCTGCCTCTTGGCAGAAGCTTGTCTTTCTTCGTCACGACGTTTGATTTCAGCTAAAACGCCTGGTTTATTTTGAACATCCCCTGGTAAATATTCTTTTAAATCTTGTTCGATTGTTTTTGTATAAAAAAGCAATGTATTGGGGTCTTTTATAAAAGAGCTTGGTACTAAAGATGAATCATTACATACAGAACTATTTGTATCAATCAAACGCCTTTTATCGAACGTATTTTGTTCGTGTGAAATGACTAAAATGGTTTTCAACGGATTTAATTGAACAAACGGGATGGTATAATTTTTTAAAAATGATTTTTCTTCTGCTAATACAGCATGGTCTTCGTATTGAGTATCTTTTAATAATACTCGCTTAAACGCGAATGTTCCGGCCGTTCCGTGATTTGGACCATATGGACCGAATTTATACATTTTATTCATTCCATTGAACCACAAATAAATTTCACTTGAACCAGCACATAGCGCGGGTGATTTGGACAATGTTTCTACACTATGACTTACTCGACAAGGTGGATAATAATCGTCGTCGTCTATATAAATCACCATATCATTATCATTGGTAAATGTACATTGTTGATGCATAAAATTCCTTTTTTTACCTAACGACATCCTTTCTTCGGAATAAATATATTTCACAAAAGAAATATCTTTTACTAAGTCGCCAATTGGGTCTGTTCCATCGTCTACAATAATCCATTCCATCAATTCTTTTGGATAGTCTTGTTTTAAAATATTATCTACCATTTGTTTGATAAACGGTCTTCTATTAAACGTGGGTGTACATAAACTCACCCGAGTTTTTAGTGATTTCGTTTTTTTCTTACCCATTAATAATGATATTTATTTCTTTTTATGTTATATTTATCTTATAAAATAATAAAATACGGACATAATTACAATGGCAGCGGCTACATAATTAAAATCAAACAAATAATATACATATGTAATCAGAGACAAATTTAATAAAAAAAACCATAAAATAAATATATTTTTTTTAATTTCATTGAATAATGATATTATTCTTGGATATTCAGGATTACTCCATTTTGTAAACAATAGAAAGATTAAACAAAGACCTAACAACATAGCAAGAAATGAATATAAAGTAATTCTAGCAAAAATATTATATTCAAATTCTTCTGGTGGAAATATATTTTCGTTTCTAGAATAATTTATCAATATTCGGGACAAAATTATAATATACAAACTAATAAATAAGACAACAAATATAAAATATAGCCATCCTTTATTATTAAAAATGGATGTTATTTCACTTTTTTTTTGTTGTATCATTAAAGATAACCCTATAAAAACAGATAACAATGAATAGAATATTACAGGAACAAATAAAATAATGAAAAATCTATATTTTGATTCTTTTAAAATATAATTCCACCAATCTTTTATTTTATTACGACGAGATTCTTTTGGTGGTTGTATATTTAAATATGCCAAAAACAAAGACAAAAAATAAAATACAAAAAATAATATATATACTAGATAATTTTTAAAAAAATCTTGAAAAGAATGAGTGCTTATGTTGTTAAAAATCTTTATAGGTAGATAAACTAAATTTTTGATTAGTAATTCAAACAGACTGTCTGGTTTTTTTTCATTTACTTCATTTGTATCATCATTACTTTTCGTCAATGTAAAAAATAAAATAAGAATAGCAGTTATTAGTATTAAAATTACAAATTCTTTCAAAACACCTGCTATAACAATGGAATATTTTTCATTTTCGCTTAATCCAGTTGTATAAATATTTTTTTTTGGCGTGTATTTTTTTGAATAGTTTGAGTACGTACTTTTTATATCATCATTCATATTATCATTCATATTATTATATATTATTATTATAATATGAATTTTTTAGTGTTGGTTTTGTTCGTGTTGTTGCTATTTTTTGTATATATGCGGGCGAAAGAAAATATGTTTACGCGCGCAAATTCTTATGATGTTTCGCAATATGAATCCAATGTATATCCGTGTATTAACGAGAGTAAACCAATGCCACATTTCCAGACATAAAACGAATCACATTATATCTTTCTTCAAACAAGGTTAAATCGTATGAATATTTATATATTTTAGTGGGGTCGACGTCAATATTACCTATTACATTACCTTCGTCGTCGCATATTGTATTGACTTGTTGTGTTTCGTCAAAATCCGGGGTTAAGGTTAAAATATCCATGACAACGTCTTTAAACTTGCCTAAATTCATAGCACCAGATGGCTGTATTTCGTAGGGACTTGTATTCAAAGCAAAACTATAACTATACAAACCGTCGTCTGAGTCACCTAAACATTTTTCATATTTTTCTAAATATCTATAAATATCTGACCCAAATTCGTTTTCTCTATATTTACCATCTAACAAAATGGATACTTGTTGTAATATATGTTTTACATTATTTGTATTTGGATATTGTGTAATGGCAAATGATTCGGTCATTCCGTCGTGAGGTAGTTCTTGGAAAGATAAATCTACGTTGGGTTTATCTTTGTATTTCCAATTGGTATAATTACTCCATTCGTTTCTTTCGTATACATCGGTTCTTCGTAAAAACCAAAACCAATTCGACACCAAGTTATTTGTCTCTATTTTTAGGCGTCGGGTTCCAACAATATGTTTATAATTGGTTTCTTTTACATCTAAGAATAAATGGGTTTGTTCGTTTGCCGCAAATACTTTAGTTTCTTCTTCGGACAAAAAAGCGTATGTCGCAATCAAATTTACATCGCTCGCCCATTGATTTGTTACATTTGTATAAATATTGTCACTAGGCGGTACTTGTAAAAACCGATGCATTTGATAAATAGCATTTCCAAAGTCTGGACGCATACGCTCATAAGGCATTTGAGTGACATTCATTATAGTACATAAATCACGAATAGGTTTAATTGTAACATCAATAATCAATTCATTGTATTGGAGACAAACCAATGGAAACGCCATTTTACTCGAATTGGAGAACCAAAAAGGTAAAGGTATATATAATTTACGACCGTATATAGAAGGTTCAGGCGGTTCGTCTGGATCATTGGTTATCGTATTTGGATAATATCCATTTCTATAATAAGCTGGGTCATTCAATTCTGGTACATTACCGGTCATTTTGTAATATTGACTTTTCTTATTGAATGCTTCATTACGTTCTATTCTATTTTTAATATAATCACCACTAAATTGCTGAAGGATTTGACCACCTGCCGACATAGTCACTTGGTCAATCATCAAAGAACCAATATGTTCAATCCATTTGAATTCATATGGATTTTTAGACCCTTCGTGATCATAAAACGGACTCCAAATATTGGGTAAAGTCACTACTAAATAAGTATTCATAATTAATTCTGCATATCTAGGTATTTTAAAAGTAAACTTAGAGCTTTCATTCAAATGTAATGTACGTTCTCCATTGAAATCAATACGATATTTTTGTAGTCCAAAATTAGTATATTTTGCGTATACACTTTTAAAAAACGTTTTAGTAGGATTACCATTCAATATAATGTTTTGATTTCCATAAGCTATAATATTTAATAATCCGCCAGGCATTACTTATAATTTAAATATATATTTATATTACATATGAACAATATATATGTAATATCAGTAACCTTTTTAGCATTTATCATTTTATATATATATGTAAATGTAAGCTCTAAACAACAAAAGTGTAATATTATAGATGATATGGACTATCCAGCATTAAGTGTACCTGATTTGTCAGGCATACCTATTAAAGATATTATATTTAAATCAGCATACAATTGTTGTTGTGTTGGTGGCATGAAAAACGATTATGTTTCTTTGTGTGCCTTAAAAAATTGTTATCGTGCTGGAGCCCGCGTGCTAGATATGCAAATTTTTTCTTTAAATAGTGAACCAGTAATATCCGCTTCTACAGTCAACCAAAACGAATATAAAGAATTATATAATTATTTGGGATTTTCAGAAACTATGAATCATATTAAAAATACATTTTTAAATACAAATATGAGTCCAAATAATAATGAGCTCTTATGTATAAATTTAAGAATTAATAGTAACAATAAAGCGTTATATAATAAAATATCAAACACGCTTATTGAAACATTCACAGACAGAGCACAAATGTTATTGCCAGGAGATATAGATATCAATAAAGATTTAAATACATATTCACTAAATGAATTGAAACATAAAATTATTATTATGGTAGATTTGAATGCTTCGCCACAATTTCGTGATTCTTTTGGGTCGACCGATTTAAGCCGTTTGGCATTAATTACTTTTGGAGATGGCTTTAAATATCATTCATTATATGCGAACGAGGCATCTTTACAATCTGGTGTAGAACTTTCGAGTATATATCCAAACAAGACGGCATATTCAAATAATTATGATTATGTAGATAAAGGAAAGCGAAATAAGTTTAACTTTATTTTTATGAATTTTCAGAAAAGAGATAATCATTTGACCAAATATTTGGATGATTTTAATAGTTTTTCATTTAAACAGGTTTATAATATGGAGTAATATATATGTCATATTTAAAAATATTGGAAAAGGCTATAGACGTTAATAAAAAATTGAGAAAAAAACAAAAGAGACAAATTGTAAACACGGAAACAATCGAAATATTAGAAGAATTTATAAAAAAAAATGGACTTGTTTGTTATGGGGGTATAGCGATTAATTCTATTTTGCCTAAATCCAAAAAAATATACAATAATCAATTGGATATACCCGACTATGATGTATTTTCGCCAAACGCGATGGAACACGCAAAAATGTTGGCATCGGTTTACGCCAATTTAGGATTTCCTAATGTAGAAGCTAAAAGTGCGATTTTTTTTGGAACCTATAAAGTATTTGTGAATTTTATCCCCGTCGCGGACATTACTCATTTATATGAACCAGTGTTCAATATTATTCAAAATAAATCTATTCTTAAAAATAATATTTTATTTTCACCGCCGAATTATTTAAGAATGAGTATATACCAAGAATTATCACGACCTTACGGAGATGTTACTCGTTGGAGTAAAGTGTATGAACGCCTTACTTTATTGAATGAAAATCATCCATTTTATTATGACGTAGATTTAACTCAAAATAACATGATATCAAATAAAGAAAATAAGTTTATTTATGAAAAAATAGTAAATATGTGCGTACAACAACAATACGTTTTGTTTGGAGACTTAGGACTTTCATTTTATAAACATTATTTTCCAAAAAAATACAAAAAAGAAATAGATATGAAAGAATTAAAACAAATTTATATATTAATTGAAGACCATAAGCAAGTGTTGAATGAATTGAATAAGCTAAATATAAAATACAATGTTATATCACATACAAAAGAATATAAATTTATAAATTCTTTTTATGAAATTGAAATAAATGGTCAATCGCTCATGTATATTTTTACTACAAATTCATGTCAATCTTATAATATTATAAAAAGAGGAGGGGTAAACTTTTGTATAGCCACAATTGACACCATTTTAAGTATATATTACGCCATTGAATTTTTAAATGAAAGCAGTATTAATAATGATAACGTTTTATCGTATTGTTATTTGCTAGAAAATATACACAGTGATAATAAAACAAATATTTTAAGACGATTTTATATACCTTGCGTTGGAAAACAAACAATGATAGAAGATATACGAAAAGAAAGAGACGAAAAATATACAAAATATAAAAAAAATAAGAAAAGTCTAGAATATAGAAAATGGTTTCTAAAATATTATCCTAAAACTCGTAAGAAAGTTAAACCTTAAATTCATCCTTATTCTTGATCCCATTTAATAGGTCTTTTACTATATTTTGGTCTATTTCAGGATGGTTTAAGAAAAACAATGGTCTTACAGGGGTATATAATTTAAGAAATACATTCATTAACAATTTTACCGCCTGATTATCCATATAAATAAATGTACCCAATAATTTATCTATGAATAAATTGTAATTATCGTAAAACACATTGAATATATCGCTATAATAGCTATTATTCATGATAGGGTTTAAATTGGTTAAATCAAAAAACATATAGTACTTGTTAATATTTGGGTCATTACCCATTTGAACAATCGTTTGACTAATTTCGTCTATAAAACCAAGCCATTTAAAATGGGTTAAAGGTGTTTTATGAATAACACATGATAATTTATAACAATTTTCCATTTTATGAATCTTGATTTCCGAAAAGGGTTCCATTATCCAATTATATTATCATTATTTATATTAAAATTATGTATTAATGTATTTGCGTTTTTATTATAAATTTCACCGCATAAATTAGAAGATTCATATATTTCTTTTAGCAGACCGCTTGGTGCCGTTGTTCCAAATTTAATAAGATTTTTAGTTTTTAAAATATTTTTTATAGTATTTAATTTTGCTTTTTTATATTCGTTTTTTTTGTCATTCATTTGTTTTCTTGTTTGATTACCTTTAATAAAAATACTAATTGTTTTGTTTTTTTTATTTTTTCCTAGTTTAAACGTTTTTTCGATGGATGAAATGGTTTTAGGCGGTGGTGACTGTGACTCTATTAAACATTGGGGTGTCGGTAAAATCTCCGTTTTGGGTTCTATATTTATTGGCATCACTTCAATATTACATTCTGGTTCTTTTTGTTTATTGGGAAATACTTTTAATGTATTATTTTTTTTCCATTCACGGTACGTTGGTTTATTACCTGATTTTAAATTACCATAAACAGGTTCGTTTATATCTTCAAAACTCTCTTTATTCAAACAAATATTTTTTTGGGTTTTCTTATGTTGTTTCAGTTTTTCAAGTAACATTTTTCGTATGGTTGACGTATTTATATTTATTTTTTCATCTTTCACTTTATTTGTTTTTTTTACATTTAAATCACTCGGTTTGACAACAATACTACGAATACTCATATAAAAAATGAATTATAAAAATATGATTATTTATACTCTTCAAAATTGAATTAAATACTAAAGTTTAAGTATACTAACTATGGAGCATTATAATGAAACAGACAGCTGGAGCGTAATTGAGTCGTATTTCAAAAATACACATTTACAACAATTAGTAAAACACCAAGTAGATTCATATAATGATTTTGTTCAAAACCAATTGATTAAAACGATAGAAATGTTCAATCCGTTGATCATTAAATCGCCACACGATTATTTGCCTGAATATAAAAAATATCGTTTAGAAGTAGAGATTAATTTCGTGAATTTATCGATTTATCGTCCAGAAATTCACGAAAACAATGGATCGTCTAAATTAATGTTTCCAAGCGACGCACGTCTTAGAAGTTTTACTTATTCATCTAATTTCACACTTGATATGAATATTAAATATACCATTCGAAAAGGCGCAAATTTAGAAAACGAAGAATTTAAGCACATTCATTTGTCTAAAATTCAATTTGGTAAAATTCCTATTATGCTTAATTCTTGTATATGTGTATTAAAACAATATCCACATATTCACCCCGACAACATAGATGAATGTAAAATGGACCCAGGAGGTTATTTTATCATAAATGGTTCAGAAAAAACTTGTTTAGGACAAGAGAAAACCGCAGACAATAAAGTATTTTGTTTCAAACAAAAACAATCAAATAAATGGCTCTGGACAGCGGAGTTTCGTTCTGTACCTGACTGGAAATGTATATCTCCTAAACAAATTTATATGATGCTTAATTCTAAATTATCCGCATATGGGCACGATATTTTAGTTCAATTACCACGACTAAAAAAACCGATACCTTTGTTCGTGTTGTTTCGTGCTCTAGGGATTGAAAGTGATAAAAAAATATGTAATATTATTCTTTTGAATAGTAATAAAGAAAGTAAATTATTAGAATACTTGAAAGCATCCATTTACGAAGGCGCTGAATATAACAATTACGAAGATGCTTTACAATATATTATTTCGAACGTGATTTATACCCCCATCAATATGGATAAAGACGAAGGACATAGGAAAAAGACCGAATTTGCGAAAGATGTTTTGTCTAATGACTTGTTTCCGCATTGTAAAACAAAAGAAGAGAAGATTTATTTATTAGGATTTATGACAAAGAAAATAATTCTTGCGTATAGTGGTATCGAAAAACAAACAGACCGCGATTCGTATGAAAATAAAAGGGTAGAATTAACAGGGACCTTGTTGAATAACTTGTTTCGTAATTATTTCAATAAAGTAGTAAAAGATATACAAAAACAAGTCATTCGCGAAATCAACAATGGTTCTTGGAAATCAAGCGAAGATTATTTTAACATCATTACTTTAACCAATATTTATAAAATTGTGAAATCAACCACCATTGAAAACGGATTAAAGCGCGCGTTATCCACCGGTGATTTTGGTATAAAAAGTATGAATACAAACAAAGTTGGGGTAGCCCAAGTGTTAAACCGTCTAACCTATCTTTCTACATTAAGTCATTTACGTAGGGTAAATACCCCGATCGATAAAAGTGGTAAACTCGTAGAACCACGCAAATTACACGGGTCTACGTGGGGATTTTTATGTCCAGCTGAAACACCCGAAGGTCAATCCGTCGGGGTCGTTAAAAACATTAGTTATATGACCAACGTGTCTACGTATTCAGACAGTACACCCATATATGAATTTATCAAACCTTATTTATATCCATTAGACCATTATGAAACCGAAGATTTTTACGATAAAGTAAAAGTATTTGTAAATGGGCGATGGATAGGTATTACACACAATCCTATTACACTATTTAAAGATTTAAAACAAAAAAAACATAATGGAATGATACACATTTATTGTTCTATTGTGTTTAATTATCAAAATAAAGAAATCTATGTATGTAATGATTGCGGTCGTTTAGTGCGTCCTTTGTTTAAAGTTAAAAATAATAAAATATTACTGACAAACAATACGATTCAACGCCTAAAAGAAGATGAATTGTCGTGGAGAGACTTGCTTTTACCCTTAAATATAGATGAATCTATTATTGAATATATTGATTCGGCAGAACAAAATAATTCTATGATTTGTATGAAACCAAACCAGTTCAAAGAAGAATATAATTATACTCATTGTGAAATTCATCCAAGTACTATATTTGGAGTATTGGCGTCATGTATTCCGTTTCCTCAACATAACCAATCGCCTAGAAATACATATCAATGTGCCATGGGTAAACAAGCCATTGGTATTTATGTATCGAATTTTAACAAAAGAATGGATAAAACAGCTTACATATTAAATTATACAATGCGCCCTTTGGTAGAAACGCGCGTTATGAATATGATGAAATTAAATCAACTACCATGTGGTAATCAAGTGATAGTCGCGATTATGACACATGGTGGATACAATCAAGAAGATAGTTTATTGTTTAATCGTGGTAGTTTAGACCGTGGATTATTTCACGCGACAATTTACCATACTGAAAAAGACGAAGATAAAAAAATAAATGGCGAAGAAGAACTTCGTGTTAAACCAAACCCAAATATTACACGAAATATGAAATTTGGTAATTACGATAAAATCAACAAACAAGGAGTAATTGATGAAAATGAATTGATTGAAGACAAAGACATTATTATATCTAAAGTAGTTGTCATAAAAGAAAATAAAAACGATAATACAAAATTAATCAAATACGAAGATCAAAGTAAATCATATAGAACGACAGAAGAATGTTATGTAGACAAAAACTATATTGACCGAAACGGCGACGGGCATACGTTTTGTAAAGTAAGGGTCCGTTCTACGAGAAAACCCAATATTGGAGATAAGTTTAGCAGTAGACACGGACAAAAAGGTACCATTGGTAATATTATTAACGAAGAAGATATGCCTTATACAAAAGATGGACTTCGTCCGGATATTATTATCAATCCACATGCGATCCCATCTAGAATGACGATCGCTCAATTAAAAGAAACCTTAATTGGTAAATTGCTTTTAAAATTAGGATTATTTGGCGATGGTACCAGTTTTGGTGAAATGGATATGGAAGAAGTCTTTAAGGAATTAAAAAAACATGATTACGAATCACGTGGTAATGAATTGTTGTACGATGGAAAAACAGGCGAACAAATCGAAACATCTATATTCATAGGTCCTGTTTATTATCAAAGATTAAAGCATATGGTAAATGATAAACAACATAGTCGTTGTATTGGTCCAATGGTAAATCTTACACGTCAACCAGCAGAAGGAAGGAGTCGTGATGGTGGTTTAAGATTTGGTGAAATGGAGCGGGATTGTATGATTTCGCACGGAGCCTCTAAATTTACAAAAGAACGTATTTATGATGTATCAGACAAATATGCGGTTAATGTCTGTAAAAAATGCGGTATGATTGCGGTTTATAATGATAAAGAACATATTCATTTATGTAATGTATGTGAAAATAGAACGGACTTTTCCAATGTTAAAATTCCTTATAGTTGTAAATTATTATTTCAAGAATTAATTACAATGAATATTGTTCCGAGAATTATGACATAAGATAAATATTATGTATATATATAATGAGTTATTTAGGAGGAACCATACATGGAAAAAGAACGGAAGTAGGATTTCAAAGCACTTTGGTTGGTTCTGAAGTTGCTATGAAACGAAGATTATTAAGAAAAGCATTTAGAACCAACCAAGTAAAAACAAACGACGGTACTTTGGTCGGAAAATCCACATCAGGACCATTCCGAACAGCATTCCATCTCGGAGATGGTTTGTCGAGACAAAATCAATCATGTGGAGGTGTCAATCAAGTCAACGGAACACACGTCAACCGAACAAAATTAGGGGGTAGTGTAGGACAAAATTCTTGTAATGTGAATACATTAGGATTTACGCCATTAGAAGTACCCCTTGAAAGCGGAAATCAAAAATATGTCTCTGAATCTTCTACTTACACAAGATTCAAACATTTAGAAGGTGTAAATTTGAACTACAACGATACGACCTTTGGTGGCGGCGATAATAATACTATATATACAGCATTAAATCGTGTTAGAAAATAAATTTATATATAAATGAACATTGGTTTTAAAACCCCTATTCAACAAAATGAACCAAGTATGGAAACGCCGAAAGAAATACCAAGTATGTTAAAAATTCCAAAAGAAATACCAAGTATGGAATCTATTGAATTAATGGACCGTTTATATGATAAATTAAGTTGTTTTAATTTTTTTTCTGTAATAAAAAGCATATTTGACGAATTTGTGTTTTCACTTCATATCATAGACAATATATTTTTAATTCAAAGTTTATATGTAAGAAACGTATTCAAAAATATAAAAGAAACATCTTTAAATAATTTGCTTCCTCCAAACATATGTACCGATTTATTATCAGATAAAAGATGTGTTCGTAAAATAGGCCCATCTGAAACCACAATCGATGAAAAATTAATGGACAGATTTCGCCAAATTACAATACATCCATACCCGCCAAAAATAAATGAAAAAGATATAGAACGATTAAAATCAGACATGGGTTTAGAATCAATTATAAATTACGAGTTTGAAAATGAAAAATATGCTTTAAGTTATATAGTAAATTTATTAAAAGAAACAGAAAAAGAAAAAATAAAAAAATTAAAAGATATTTTATTTTATGTTGATTTTAAAGACGCAAACAAACAAAATTATATTAAAAGCAAACCATCGCCTAAGAAACTAATTTATTTTTCAGAATGGTCTACCTTAAAAAATTTTGTAGATTGTGGTGATGTTCATTTAGGTAAAGGGAATGAAACGAATGAAGCGAATTGTGGTATAAAACGAAAAATGATAGACGATAACAAACATAAATCATTTAAACCAAATGAATTGAAGGAAGAGATAAGTTACGACCCCGATTTAATTTTATTATTTGATAAAATATTAGAAACGAAAGACATCATCAATAATAATTATGTAAAAGCCGTCATACGTGATTTGAAAATTATAGAAATAATAGATATATATTTACAAGAAGAAACTCAAAAACTATTATAAATCATTTTTCTTAAATACAATTAGTGAAATCATAAATATTGAAAATATAAGCAAATATAATTTTTCAATATAATCCATTTCTATTCTAGAAAATCCTTCGTATGTATTATACAGCTTTTGGTCGTCTTTTAAAACATACAATTCATTATACTCCATTTCATCCAAGTTGTCGCAATAACTTATATCACTAAACATATTCATCCATTGTTGTTTACTTTTTGTCTCTAAATTAGGAAATAATAAGTTTGCTTTTATATCTTTGTTTTGTTCGTCTTTCAAACGATTTTCTTGTTCATCGTATAAATAAATATCACCTTGGTTCATTATAGTAGCGTATATTATTTATCCAAACAATATTTATTTATATCTTTAAAATATTGCTTTAATTCTTTATTATATTGTGCTTTTTCTTTTTCAAATACTAAATTTTTATTTTCTTTTACGTCATAAATACTAGCCAATGGTGGCTCTTTTAATGTTAGGTCATTACACTTCATTGGTTCATTGTGTTTAAAACATAAATATATAAGTATACTTAATAATATTATTTTCAGAATCATATATATATATTTTCTTTTTTAAATATATGTCTCTGGTATATACATATCAGGTCACTACGAAAAATAGCGCGCCTGTACAACCCGACCTATATGTATATGGTAAGCCACGACCTATACAACATTGGCGGAAACAATACGATGGTTCTTTGTGTAATCTTAAAACCGAAGTATTTAAAGGGCCCGTTTGTGATGGCATAAAAGTAAACAATTCTTGTATTGGTGGGACCAATCGCATTAAAAGAACTTCCACTACTAATTTAAATAAAAAATATTATAATTCAACTAAACATTATTTACAATCGAGGCAAAAAACCTATATTCAAAATTCTATTTTAGGAGAAAACCTAAAAGAAAATACGTATACATTTACAACAGATGGGTCAGGATGCGTGGTCTACAAACCAAGTAATAATTCTTTTAAAACACAAGGCGGAGTATCTGCGTCATTGAATACAATGAAACAAAGAAACGATACCATCACTAAAAATACAAATAGCTTTAGAGAACCATACCTTTTAAGTGGCGCCAACTTTGGATTACATCACGGAAACGCACCATATTTCCTAAAAAGTAAAGAAAATAAATGTATCTCATGTTAATAATGATTCATCTATTGGCAAATTATATTTTTTGCAAATTTTAATACACTTTATTAAATGGGTTCTTTTGATATGTTCAAGAGTATTTTTTCTGTTTTGGTCAAGCATATAAGATAAAATATTTTGTATATGTTCCACTTGAGATTGACCTGTAATCGAATTGATATCTTTAACTTTGTCTATAAATAGCAAAGGAATGTTTAAATTCATTATACTGGTTATATTACGATTGCTTACATCATATTGACGTATCATTTTTTCTATAATTTCATCTATATTTTTAACCATACGAAAATGAATACATACAATATATTTTTCTGAATTGGCAGGGCGACTAGTCAATGGTTTAATAATATAAATATCTTCGTATAAATAATTCAATAAAAATAATAATTCCACCGATAAAGAAGTAAATGTATCAAACAATTTTAACACAAATGAACCACCTTTTTTTTGAATACACATTGCGTAAAGAATTTGGGCAAATATTAAATTAAGTGAACTTTCTTCTTGTTTATTGAAATCATTGCTATAATCTATACCACCGTCACCGGTTACAAAATCTACACTATGTTTGTAATTAGAATATATATATTGTAAATTTTTCTTGGAATATAAATTTCCAGTTTTATCTTGTCCGTATTCTAATATAATATTTTTATGTAAGTTCAAATATATGTCATTATTTTTCCATTTAGGAACATCCTCTTTGTTATCCATCAACGTCATCCCAAAATAAATATCTTTTTCATTTTTTCTGTAATTGGAAAGTGCTTCAATAAACCCACCCGGACCTTCTGCCAAATGAAAACTGACCATTTCGTTAGGAAAATGAAACGAATAATGGTGTAATATTTCTACCATTTTAAAATAAGAGCGAGACAACGGTTTATAACTACACACAGGAGGTGTATGCGAGTCAAAAGAAGTATTTATAAACTCATATGGATTAAAAAATTTTTTGTATTTATCCCATAAATTGGTTTGATTGTCTATTTCTTTTTTTATCGAATGACTATATTCGCGCAAAGTTGTATTTATATAGTTTAGTGGTTTTTCATAATTTAACTCTATATTATTTGTCTCTATTACATAAATAATATCGGAAATAGAATAACTTGTCATAATAAAACTATGATTTTGGTTTTATATACATTTATAATTGGTTTAACATAATTTGTTGTTTTCCCAATTTTATTGGTTTTTCTATTTCAAACAAAGTCGCATCTTTTACTTGGGTTTGTTTAGACATATTTTTTTGAAACACCAATTCACAATCTACATCAAATTCTTTCTTAAATACAAACGCTTTGTTCAAAAAAGATATTTCTTTTTCTTGGTTGCTCATTTTTAGTTTAGGTTCTTTCTTGAAATATTCTTCGAACGATTCATTTTTCACTAATTTAAACCCATATTCGCTCATCAATGGTATCAAATATCCAAAATAAACTAAATATTCATCTTTTTCTGTATTGATAGAATCTTGAAATACGCCGATTTTATTGCCAAGTGGGTTTTGTTGAAGATTTATATTATCATCGTATTTTTTTCGAATGTGCCATATTTTGGTCGTGTCTACATATAACTCTACAATCTCATTGTCTTTTTTGTCTTTTAATTTTTCATATACGAGTTGGCCGTCATAACACGTACCAATTAGATGCCCGTTTAATTGTATGGTCTTACAACAATTGTAAATAAACGAATTTATAGTCAATTCATTTTCGAACATATAGTGTAAAGCGAATTGTATAGAACCCAACTGAAACCCTTTGGTTGAAATTCCGAATTTAGGTAAATTTGAAAAGGAACTACGTTTAATGCCCAATACATGATCCATTACTTCCGAACTCACTTTATTATTTTCGGCAAATTCATTGTTTAACAATCGTTTCGAAGTGTTACCTTCTATGAATACATAATTTTGTTTTATTTTAGACATTTTGTTGAATTGTAAATAACGAATACATGCTCCGTCTTTACTATTATGAATATTATCTTTTGAAATGTCTATACCCAAAACGAAAGGCGATTTTAATTCAGCCCATTTATACAAATCACCTGCTTTTCCAACCGCGTAATCTATAATCGTACATCCTTCATTACAATAATTTTTATACAATTGCGTTTTAACGTGTTTGTTGTGAAAACTCCGCATATTTTTTGTTTTATTTCGATTTAAACCCTCTTTGTTATAATAAACATCTTCATCTACATTATTATATTCCACTTTTGCATTTGGGTCAATGAGCATTTCACGTGTGACCGGATTATGAATACTATTCCAATTACTATTTGCGGTGTGTATATTGTTGCCTTTTTCTTTATCAAAACGAATTCTTAATGGGACCCAACACAAACGCTTATCATCATTCATGACATATTTGAATTCTACCACATTATTGTTATAAATAATATCACGTGTATTTTTTTCGGTTCCTTCTTCCGTATAAATATTACCATTTTCTTCTAATAAAATGTAGGATTTGTAAGCGTCTTTATCGTATGGGTTATTTGGAATAAATAATGTCGTATCGCTTGTGGGTGTTTTAGATTGTTTTACACCATTCAATAAAGCTTCTTGTGGATTGATGATTTCATCTGTACCATAATTACCTACATATAAATAAATAATTTGATATTTGTATGTTTTTTTTTCGTGATATATCATTTCACTCAATAGTTCGCCTTTTTCATTGGTCGGAAATCTTACTAAAAAGTCGATGGTATTGAATTCTGGTGGTTTCCATTTAAAACTATGTTTCCACACATATTTTTTATTTTTAACGTTGTCTTGAGGGGTTTCCATCCCAACTCCCAAAACAGACGACGAAAAAATGATACCGTCCGTATTATATTTATAACTTTCGGATTCAATGGTGTCCAACAATAATCCACATTGTAAAGATAAATCATTCTTTTCGTCTACAAAATAAAATTCTTTGTGAATAAAAGATATACTATTGTAAAAACGAACATTGGGCGATTCTTGGTTGATTTGTTGTATTATTTTTTTCAACAAAGGGTATCTCGTGTCTTGAAAACCTTGTTTCCTTACATCGGACACTTTGTCTCCATTTTTATAAAAGTAAATATCGAAACCAGCAAACAAATCTACTCTTTCGTGTTTTTTATCATATCGTATGTATTCTCCATCTATTAATGTTTCTTTCAAAGAATCTTGTGTTAATTCACGACCAGTATATTGAACGTTGATTGGATTTGTATTGGTAATAAAATATAATTTACCTTCTTTTGAAATATACAATAACTTTCTTAAACCATCGGCTTTGTCGGTTATACAAAACTCCTTTTTAACACACGGATAAAAATCTTCGTTTAAGTTTTGTCTCTGTAATGTATAAGAACTTGGACCAATAAAAGGAATATATTTGGATTGGGTAAACAATGATTTATACTCATTCAAAACATCATTTTTTATTTTTTCAGAAATAGGAAAAGACGTATCGTCTTTTCCGGATAAAATATATTTAATGGTTTTCTTAATATGTTCAGACATTTTTGACACATCTTGTATCGGTTTGTAATGGTCATTTAATTCCAACTCAATCTCATACAATTCTTGTTCTTCAAACACACCAGAGTCTTTAAAATGTAGAGCATTATGCCTCATTTTAACAATGCTCATATCTATAATAAATCCGGGCATATTGGGGTGCTGTAAAGTAAGACGTGTCATTAGTCTAAATGTTTTTTTTGTATTTTTCCATTTTGAATAAATTTCATCGATGACCGTTTTATTCATAGGAACTTCTTTGCTTATATTTAAATTCATATTGTAATCATTCTTTTTTCTATACAAATTTTCCTTTTTTATATGTTGCGTGTTTTCAGGTAAAACATTGGTTTCACATAAAGCCTTAATGTTAGACAATCCTTCTACTTCACAACGCACTTTATCCAACATATCATTTGTTTTATTAAACGACGCTTTCAATAAATGTTTTTCGGCGCTTCGTTCAAATCCATAATGTAGCAATTCATTGTATATATGCTCGAATTCGCTTTTATTTTTTGTAGATAATCGAAATTCGATTTCCAATGGTTGATGCGAAGTGACCAACTCGTTGAATTTTTTCAAACTTTCGATAACGCTCATATATATATCTTATATACATTATTAAATCAATTTTAAATGTTTAAAATAGTTTTCGATTTTTTCATAAAAATCACTTTTTTTCTTGCCATCTATATTCATTGTTTCGCCCATTTGTTTTAATTCGTCTAACTTATAATAACTTATACTTTTTAATGGTTTAAAAAAATCTACTATTTTAATTTTATTTGTATCCATAGTATTTGTCCATTCATAATTATGAGACAAATAATAAATTGGTTCGTCTTGTTTCACAATCGATTCATAAAAAAAATATTCTGAATACCAAACAATATTTATATTCCATGCATAACACAACGCATTTAAACAATGTAATGGTATGTTTTTACCTTGTAAATCTTCTAAAATTTTATCTTTATGTTTCAGTTTAATATGTTCTAATTTTTCAATCACATTTATTTTTTCAATGGTTTCATTGTATTTGTCCAATGAGATTTTGCGTTCATTTAGTTTATGATAAATTGCGTAAAATAGTTTATCATAGACCTTTTCTTGTTCTTTCGCACGTTTTTTTATACAAGGTGTGTGTATTTTAAAATGTGGATTATAAAAGTGGCGGCGATGGTGTTCGAACATAAAAAAATATGGTTTATATGTTTAAATCTTTTTTAATTTCATTCATTTTGAATTCCCCTTCGTGAATATCTTTTTCTTTTTTTTCAATGTATTGAATATAGTCTCCCATTTTTTGTAAAGTATCAGGTGTCAACGTTTCCATTTTTACAAATGTACCATTGTGATTTTCGTTATAGACTACTTGACTATCTTGAACAATAAGGTCTAAAATACACAATTGTTCGTCTTTATTATAACTTTCGATTTTTTTAACCATATGATTTAACGACATACATACATATGTAATGTATTATTTAAATAATTTCAGCAATTATACTTATAAATGTATCGTTTAATTCATAACGATGACCTAAAACTTTCACTTGGACACTATCGCCTTCTTTATATTTATCCATTTCTAATTGTGAATTATGTTCACTGCTAATAAAGACGTTCATTGGATTTTCATCTTCTTGAATAATACAACGAATCCCTATTTTATTGATATTTTTTACAATACACGTCAGTGTCATATCTTCGTAAGGCGTACAACATTGTACTTCAAAAATAACAGTAAAATACACATCGGAACCTTGTAATAATCCGGACGAATAATGAAATACTTTGGATGAGCCAATACGGATATAGCCTTCATTTCGACATTTTCCTTCGATATGTGACTCTACATATGATTTGAAATAACTTTCCATATCTTTGCCTAGTCTATTGTAAGCGACTTTAATTTTTTCACTAATGAATTGTGTTTGGAATAAATCGTCCATGATATACATAATATATATATATTTTTATTCAATTTTATATTAAATATAAGTATAAATTATATGGAATATTTGTTTTACCATTGATTTTATTTGAATTATTGGGCGATTTTACTTTATATAAAGGTAGCAAAAAAAGATGAATATATATATTAACATTCTCATTTATTTTTACTTGTTAAAATATTATAAAAATCTGGGTATTGTAAATGGTATTTGGTAAGGATTGATGTTGTTTATGATTACAATGATTTCTATTTTTTTATTTTAAAGACGAATTTGAATACAATCACATCATAGGATTAATGTTTATTTTTATAGGTCTATTTTTGTTGAATTATAAATCATAGTTTTTCATATTTATAATAAAAATATTTTGTCTCTGGATTTATTTTTTCCAAGTGTCTAAAGAATAATTCAAAACACAATTCTAATATAGCTTTAAATTCTTTCATATTAAAAGAAGGATCGTTTGTTAATCTTTGAATGTGTTTATTGATTTCTTCACCCGGTGTCTTTTTTACCATTTTTTCTTTAGGTTTATAATCAAATGATATTTTTTGAATCCGTTTATTTTGTCCGGTAAGTTTTACATAACCATATATGTTCGATTTCTTTGTTTTTTTCGGTGTTATGTCGTCGTCGTATTCACTTTCTTCCCATTTATTTTTTGTAAATTCATATGTTTTACTTTGTCGTTTCAAAACATTTTCGTCTAATAATAAAATTTTATTGTTTTCTACAAACGTATCATAAATCGGTCGTTTTATAGTGGGATTTGTCTCTAATTCATTCAATACCATCAATTGTTCAGAAACATTCAAAAATTCAAAATGTTTTTCAACAAGAAGGTCTTTTAATAAAACTTCATCGCTTAACATCTTCAAAAATAAATTGGATTGATTATCTTTCATATTCCTATACGTTTTTGTATTTTGTATTAATTTTAAATCTCGCTCTATAGATTCTTTGAACTCTTTCAATGGGTCATTTGGTGTCACATCGATTTCTTGAATATCGAAGCTATCTTCATATAACAATGGGTTCATTCGTTCTTCAGTACTAATATAATCGTAATCATTGTTGTATGGTTGAAATAATAATAAATCGTGTATTTTTATGATTTTGCCACGCTCTTCGTATTTATCATAGACGTCTTCGTTCATTAATTTTTCAATCGCATATTCGAATTCTTCGTCTTTCATAAACGGGTATAAGTTTAACATTTCATATTTGAGTTTATCGTATGTATATACATATCTATTTTTGAAATATAGTTTTAATTGCTGTCCCAAGTGGTCATTCATAATATGCTTATAACTATATGTTGAATTATCGTATATGGTATCTTTATTGTCACATTGACAAATATATTCACATGTTTCTTGATAATCACAAATATTAGTATATGGTTTGTCTTTTAATTCAAAGTCTACTTCATTTTTATTACTCAAAGTTAATTTAATACTACTTTCTAATTTAGAAAAATCTTTTTGTGATTCATTCAACAAACAATCTACCGATATTTCTTTTAACATACGAGACACTTTTCCAATTATTTTGTTTTTATGTTCACATATTCGATATAAATACATATCCAATGACTCAATATTTTCATCTAAACTACAAGAATGTAAAAATATTTGTACGTTTCGTTCACTTTCAGGTAATTCTTTGTGACTACAATTTCGTCTTGCTCGCCCAATTACTTGTTCAATGCGGTTCATATTATACCACGGTTCCAATATATGGACTTGTCTGATATTTTTTAAGTCAATGCCTTCTGTTCCTGTTTGAGATATAATGACCACTTTTACGTTTTCGCCATTGGTATTATTATTGGTCAAAGCTTCTATTTCTTCGTCTATATCTGGACTTAATTCTTTATTTCCGCATATGATAGAATAGCTGTATTGTTTTTTCTTATTGTTGATTAGATTTTGAGTTTTTGAGCCGAATCGTTTATATCCTAATTCTTCGAGGCATAATGCCATGGGTAATACACCATAATAAATCCATTGTGAATAAATTAAAATAACTCCTTTGGCTTCTTCTATATTGTCTATAATTGACTTCATTTTTATGCTATAATTTCCAATATTGTCTTTTTGAAAAAATGGATTGCTCTGGTCTTTATATTGAAAAGAATGATATACTTTAGGTGTACCGGACAATGTATAATTCATAGGGATCGCATCTATACCCGTTTTTTCTTGTGAATCTTCTTCCGTAGATGGATAATAAATATTTAAACATTGTAATGGTTTAGAAATTTCGCTATAATTCAACTTATCTATACCAGGTGTTTGTCCTTTGTATTTTTTTTTAATAAGGTTCGCTATGTTTTCTATATATCCATCTTTTTGTCTACTTTCTATTTGAGACAAATATAAATCCAAATGTTCTATTTTATCATTGAATTGTATACCATTGTACATAATGTTTGGATATTCTCTTGACAATAAAGAACGTGATGGTTCAAAAAGCTTAGGTTGGATTAAATGTGGAAATGTGTAAGGATTTTCACCACGAACATACGATATATAACCATTCGCCATCGCAATGAGTGTTTCTTTTCCATCTTTATTAAATTCGCCATTTCTTTTAAAGATGTCCGCTTTATTGACTTTATTGTTTTTATCGTTTAAGTTTAATATATTTAACATATAGACGATTTCTTCATGACCATTAAACATCGGGGTACCTGTTAGAAAAATAAGTTTCATATATTTTACATGGGTTACCAAGTGTTCCAAATGTCGAGCCACTTTTTGCATATCGTTTTGTTCATTTCCTTCTTTCGTGGTTCTTATGTTATGTATTTCATCTATCACAATCATTCTGTCTTGAAATTCCTTTTTTAATGATTCTTTGTTATGCGTATCTATTAAATTAGAGAATTCGATGTATCCCATAAACACATAATATTTTTTGATTAGTTTATTTATTTTTTTTATAATTTGGGATTTATCCAAACTATTGGCTCGAGACAATCCTATTTCATCCAGCAACGATGAACCTAAACAACCACGCATTACCCATTGATTGTTTACCTTTTCCAATTTATTTTTGTCAAATAATTGTAATTTAAAATTAGATTGGACATTGGAAGAAGCTACAATTATAACGGGTTTAAAATTCATATGATATTTTATGTATTTACGAGTTTCTTCGGTTATACCAATGGCGGAACAAGTTTTGCCACTTCCTAATCCGTGATATAATAATAATCCATTGTAATAACTATCGTACGATATAAATCTTTTTACAAATTCTTGGTGAGGTGCTAGCGTAAAAAATACATCTTCACACGTTTTTTTTGTTGAATCGTATTTATAATCAAACTCTTTTTTACCAGCGATTTTATTTTGTAAAAACAAATCATCTGTGGAAGGATAAGATAAATTACTTTCAGTCATTACAATACATTTAGAAAATACTTACATATATTTTTCTATTTTTTTTAATGCGTCCAAACACGCCAATTGTTCCGCTTTTTTTTTGATTTTATGAACCCCTGTTCCAAAATGTACATTGGTATTTGGTTTGATATGTTCAAGATTTTTAATGAGTTCAAACTTTGTGGAAGAAGTATCTTTTGAATTCAAATATAAATATACGCCCATTGTATATCTTAATTCTTCGTCTTGTTGGATTATTTTATATTCAGGCGTACATTTGAATTCTTTTTGTATTTTTACTTGAAAAATATTCTTATAATTATCGTCGTTTTCCAAAATTTCAGTCCAATCTACTAACTTATTAAATACGTTTTCTATAAACAATTGACAATATTGAATCCCATTGCCCATTAAAAATAATTCATCTTGTGTTTCATTGGTGTCTAAAAATAAAGCACCTAAAAAAGATTCAAATAAACACCCCAATTTCTTATAATTACAACGATTCTTTTTTTCTTCACTTTGTTTGGATAACAATAAATATTTATGTAATCCTAATTTATATGCCAATTTACCAATATGGTCATTTTTTACTAAATTAATTTTTTTTTCGGTCATAAATCCTTCGTCCGCATCTGGAAACCTCTTATATAAATAATATTTAGTGATCAATTCTAATATACCGTCACCAATAAATTCAAGCCGTTCGTTTGAACTTTGTTTTAATTCTAAACAATTAAACGGGCACGAACTATACATAATATTAGGTTGTTTTATATAAGAACTATTCACAAATGCTCTTTCCCAAATCTCCATATGTTTTACTTTATGGTATATGTGATAATTGCGTAAAATCTGTTCTATGTCTGTTTTTTTAATTTTAATGTTTTTTTCATTATAGGGATTTGAATTTTCATCCATTGTATAATTATATATCAATTATTTAAATAAAATATTATATATATATATATATGCCTTACATTGCCAGAATACAATCAAGAGTGAACCACACCGACGCTTGTTCGACAGGAAATAAAGAAGCTGGGTTAGTCAACGGATGGGAATTCGCAAGTATCCCAAATAATATTTTAAAAAGTAAAACGCCTACCGGCTTATCGTTTTCTCTAACCGGTCAGTCTAATCTTCAATGTTGTTCGGCAAATCAAGCGGGAGGTTGCCGACCATATGTAAACCCGCGCGGACGAAATAATACCGCGATGTAATTTAAAGATATACTTTATTTATGTATATGAGTTCCATAGTAATTGATTGTCGTGAAACAGATATTATTCAAGAAATGAAATTATTATTGGGAGACAAATATGATGGATGTATAAAGACAGAAGCTTTACATTTAGGAGATATATTGATTACAGACAAAATAATTATTGAACGCAAAAAATGGTCAGATTTAGCTTGTAGCATAACAGATGGACGATATAAAGAACAAAGTCAACGATTATTACAAGCTAAATCAGAAGGATATAAAATATATTATTTTTTAGAAGGGAATTTAGATTTATATAAATCATATGGTATATCAAAAGAAGCTCTCAGGAGTTGTGTTTATAGTTTAACGTACGAAAAAGAATTCTTTGTAATTATGACTAAATCTACCAAAGAAAGCGTTGAATATATTGTAAAATTTTATGAAAGAACAAATAAAGAAAAAAAAGAACCCAATTCATGTAGTATTTTAACTAAAAAGAAAAACAACCAAATCAACAAAGAAAATATTAGTGAATATATGTTATGTCAAATTCCTGGTATAAGCACCACTATTTCAAGAGTTCTTTTAGAAAAATGGAAAACAATACATAATATTTTCTCGGAATTAGAAGAAAACCCAAATTTGTTTGAAACATTTACTTATGTGAAAGATAACAAAACAAAAACATTGAATAAAAATACAATTGTATCATTGAATCACTTTCTGCGTAAATAATCCACTGGTGCTATATTTTCACTATTTGGATATGTAATTATTTTATCACTACCTACTCCAGGGGTTTGATTATACGGGTCTATTCCAGGCAAAAAGGCTTGGTTAAATGGTTTATTGTCTCTAGACGCGTCTAATCCTTTACTAGAGTTGTTTAGGTTTGGCATACTATGATTTAAGGCTCCAACTGGTATGTCTGTGGCAAAACTCGGTTTTATTTCATACATTTCTTGTCCTTGGGTATCAAATACGCGTTCTAAATGTAAAATAGGACAATCTAAGTTATTCTTCTTTTGCCATCGTACATATTCTTTGTAATCTTCTAAATCATTTAATATAATAGGGTTCACGCCCGGGATTTTAGCCATTTTTGGATTATATACCATAATATGTTCGCCGTTTTTTATCATAGTGGTAGGACATTGTCCACTTACAAATGGTTCGTGTTTCATAGTGTCATTGGTAATAAATAAAATGCCCATTATAAAAAATAAAAGAACGAATATTATTATTTTTCTTTTCATAATATTATATAGCTATATAATATAATGAACGTCATTCAATTAAATAAACACAACGCAAGTCGATTTAATAATGAAACACGTGGAAATTGTATTATTTTATTTTTCCATCCTTTATGTCATCATTGTCAAAATATGAAACCGCATTGGGAAAAGGTAAAAAATAATAATTCTAATAAATCTATAAAAATAGTAGAAGTAGATAATGATGCTTTATCTCAATTAAATCACCCATTAAAAGACGTAGTACACGGGTATCCTTCTATTGTGAGTTCCAATAATGGTACTACAACTATAATGAATGAAGAAATGACTGAATCCAACATAAATAGTTTTATAAACAAGAATTCTGCCAATAATTCATCTATTTCTATGAAAAGTGTTTCTTTAAATTCTAACAATGGCAATAAATCCAAGAGCAAAAATTCCAATGGCAATAAATCCAAGAGCAAAAATTCCAAGAGCAACAAAACGAAGAGCAAAAATTCCAAGAGCAACAAACGAACAGCTAAAAAACGAACAGCGAAAAAACGAACAGCGAAATAAATTAAAAAGGGTCATCTATTTCTTCAAAAATAATTCTAAGAATTTCATTTACCACTGGGTTTGTTAATGTGGACGACAAATATTTTAAAAATAACATTCGGTTTTGTCTTTTTTCTGTTTTATCGTCTGCTTTATTTCTTAAAATTTCTTCTAATTCTCCATGTAATACTTCTATACAATAATACTTGTTATGTTCTACATAATAAACGAATTTATGTTTATAAAATTCATTTTGTATACTACCTATAGATAAATCGATACATTCGCCATATTTTGATTTAAATTTTTTCTTTGTATCATCATCAAAACAACTCCCAAGATGACCGGTTAAAGGGGCGTAACCTTGTTTTATTCTATTTAAATAAATAGGTAATTCTTCTATATACGTACTGGTTTGCCTCAAACCGATTGGTATATTCATTTTTTTAGGGAATATCAATGTCATTTTGGATTGATTTTTCATACTACTTTTGGTCCATTCGCTATTATATTGAATTTCTTCTTCAGTATTTGGTCTATTCAAAAATGGAAATAATTTTATATAATATGGTGAATTCATTATTTTACGAAGTGTTAATGCGGATATTAAATTAATATTCTTAATGTCTTGTTTTGTGTTATCTACATATTTTTCTTGTTTAGTAATAAATAAACAATCAATGTCACTCATATTTAATAAAATATCATTTAAGCATACCTTGAATTCTTCTGATGAAAATAATATAGTTAACCCTTCATGTAAAGTAGGATAAACAGTAAAAATATTTTTCTTTATATTATTCAACATATCATGAGTCTTGGTGTGTTGTTCGTTTAAAAACAATAATACACCAGCTAACACAAAGAAAATATTACCTCCACTTAACACATAGCGGTCGGTTGGAGTATTATCTTTCCATATTTGTCTCATTTCTCTATTTACACTAAATAAAGTTAATTTCAATAATCCTAATAAATTTTCTAAATATAAATAATCTTCAGGTTCCTTATTTGAAAAATATTTTACCGCGTAACAAATATTTCCTTTTGTAGCAAGGGCTGTTATCAGTTTATAACGATATGAGCTAATTAAAATATCTAGATATTTATGATAAGGGCGATTTGATTGTTTTGCGATTTGTTTTATTCTTATTGCTTGTTGTACGTTACTTTGTTTCACCATTTGAAAAAATGGCATACTGTCAGTAAGTGTTTTTTCTGTATTATCTAGTGTATTTGTTCTTTCTAATACATTAATACTTTCAAAGTGGTCTATTAGTTCTTGATAAAATGATTCAATATTACATATTTTACTATCTAGAACATCGATATTTTCTTGTATGTTATGAATAGAGCTTGGGAGTGCTTCAACGAGCGTACCCGTTGTTGACAACTGAGAATTATTACTATTGCTGAATTCTTCATTTGAACTAAAATATTCATCCACCATATCTGAGTAAAAGACCTCATTTTGATATTTTTTAAAAAGGTCGTGGCCTATTGTACTGGGATTTATATTAGTGAAGTTTCCAGAATTTACTTTTCTAGTTCTACTACTAGTTCTAGTTCCAGAATTTACTTTTCTAGTTCCAGAATTTACTTTTCTAGTTCTACTACTAGTTCTAGTTCCAGAATTTACTTTTCTAGTTCTACTACTAGTTCTAGTTCCAGAATTTACTTTTCTAGTTCCAGTTACGGATTTTCCTTTTGTCATATATATATTATATTATAAATATATAATGTCTGTCATTTATGATATAATAACCGAATATATTATTGAGAATAAAGTTGTTTTTTTTCTATATTTATGTTTAACATTAATATTAAATTTTATAACCACCATTGTTATACCAAAGACAATATCTTTATTTATGGAATCATCGTTAAACAAAAAAGATGTATTTGGGGAAAATATACAAAAAACTTTGTTGAGTTTCAGTAAAATGGGCATATTGTATGTATTAGGTGGTATATTTACAATTACAACAATTATTATATGTTTAAAAGACTATATTGAAAAGATAGATGTAGTTAGTAAAACAACCAATTATTTTAAAAAAACTATTCTGAAAAAAATATTCGAAAAATATAGCAAACATTTCAAAGAAATTCCAGAATCGGACATTTTATGGATAGTTGAAAATTCATTCAGCTCAGTAAAAATATTTATTCTTTACATTTTTAGTAGATGTATACCTTTTTTTCTTTCATTAATTATTATAAGTATTTATTTGTATACTATAAGCATACCTATTTTTCTTATATTTTTAATTCAAATGATAATCGTAATATCTTTATTATTTTTAAATCATAGTTCTTATTTAAGTAATACAATAAAAGTAGAAAGAACCGTTGTTCAAAATAGTAATTTTATAAATGACAAAGTCAAAAACTTAATGAATATTATTTTTGATAATTTAATACAAAAAGAAATCGATGAAATAGACGAAAAAGAAGATATTTTAATGAAAAGACTAATTAAAACATTTGTAACTCAAACATTCATCGTTTTTTTAATAAATATAATTAGCTATATTTCATTGTTTATAATATTTTATAAGTTGATGTTTAAAGAACGTAATATAATATATACCGTCATCATCATATTATTGTTATACAAAAACATTCAAGATGAATTTATCTATGAAACACTTGGCGAATATTATAATATATCTAAATTTGTTAAAATGAATGAAATTGTAGAGTCGATTGATGAAAAAATTGTTTGTAAACCAATCAAGCCATTTTATAGCATAAAATTAAACAATGTCAGTTATAAATATGATGAAAAATCAAATTATATCTTAAAAAATGTAAATATACATTTTGAACATAAAAAAATTAATGTGATTACGGGTAAATCTGGGTCAGGTAAAACAACCATTATGAAATTAATTGTAAAATTGTATAAACCTACAAAAGGCTCTATACAATACGATGAATTGAATTCAGTCGATATATGCGAAACCGATGTGCGTGAAAATATATATTATGTAAATCAACGGACCATTTTGTTTGAAGAAAGCGTTTTGTATAATTTACAATATGGCAACGATACTACAAAAGAAGATGTCATAAAATTATTGGAAACATATGATTTGTTGGATTATTATAGTCCATTGGAATTTGGAATAGAAAGCAATAGTGGTGTAAATGGTTCACATTTATCATTGGGTATGCAAAAAATCATTATGGTGGTTCGTGGTATTTTAAAACCAAACAAAGGCGTACTTATTTTAGATGAACCTTTGTCCAGTTTGGACAAAGAAACACGACAAAAAATTGTAAATATGATTGTCCACGAGACAAAAAATAAAACAGTTATCGCGATAAGTCATGACCCAGAAATCTTACCTTATGCTGACAATGTAATTCATTTACAAAGAAAAGAAAAAGAATAATTACCACTTTGTTTTATTCACACTTATTTTTGGTCCTTTTTTAGACTTATAATCTCCCGGGTTGTATTGGTCTTCTTCGTCGTCTGACCCTAAGTTTTTAGACATTTCCCAAAATTCTTTTGAGCCTAGTTTAAAGTCGCGATGATGCTCCGCCATATACCAAAATATTTGGTCTTGTAATTGATTGGATTTTACATTATTGTCTATGACTAAACATTCGTAATTTTCAGTACATTGATCCATCACTTGACAAAACGATTCGAATGTCGGGAACATACCAGCATAATTTTCATAAATTCTTTTACGATTGGCAATATATGGTTCGCGCAATATAAATACATAATCAATATTGGTACGAAGCGTGGGAGGAATGCCAAGCGGATATTGCATTGTAATAATAAGCATCACTTTCCAATGCCGTCCATTCATAAATAATAAACGCATCATCTTATCGCGCGTCCAACCGTTGTCGTATAAACAATCGTCTAAAATGACAAACGTGCGGGCGTCTATAGAACTCTTTTTATATATTTCGATTTGTTTGTTTATTTGTTTCATTACAGCTTTTTGTCGTTTCAATATATTTTCAATAATGCCAGTATTATATTCGTCGTGTATGAATAATTTAGGAACATGAGCGGAATAAAATCCATTACCCGCCTCTGTTCCAGAGATCACAGTTCCAATTGGTATGTCTACGTGATGAAATAATAAATCCCGCACCAAGAAACTTTTACCTGTATCTCTACGACCAATCAATACTATAACAGGACCTTTATTTTCATCTTTTAAAAAGGTAATACGCTTCATGTCAAACTTTTTTAAGTTAAGTGTCATATAGTTATAATAATATATGTTTATTTTAATTAAGACGCGATTAGTTTAAAACAACCTACGAATTTATATATTCATATAAATGAATAAAACGTCTTTTAATCCTATATTTGATTTATACCATATAGACTATACATCCAAATTATTTGAATACAAAGAACAAATGGATTACAATCATTATAGTTTGACCATAGAAGGTAAAGAAACACAATGTTTTATGAAAACCATCCCGCTTGTAGATTATATAAAATTATTAATTGGCAAATATAAAAAATACGATATTTGTGTTTTACCTTCTAAAGAAAGAAACATAAATAACATTTACGAAGAATATATACATTCTATACACAATTATGCTTATGTAGATAACTTTTTTTACATATTATCCAATAAGTTAAATATAAATAATTATAAACACGGCATAGAAGTATATGATAGTTTCATAACGATGAAAGAAAATTGCGAAATCAATATTGCCGATGATTTTGAATATTTATGTGACTCCAATTATTTTAATGAACATTTAAATAAGCTGTTTCATTTTAAAGACAACCAAATTCATTCTTTATTTTCAAATTTAAAAAAACCCCCCATCGAATTGGGTGATATTTTATGTGAGATTGAATGCGATACATTAGAAGACGAACAAGAACCAAATGAAGAAATAGACCATACTATAGAAGATGATTCTATGAATTTAATACATAAATCATTAGGTAACGTCGAACAAGCGAGTGATGACGATGATTCAAGTGATGAATCGTCTAAAGATAGCGAAGACGACGATGAAAATGTTTCAAGTGATGAATCGTCTAAAGATAGCGAAGACGACGATGATTCATTCGATGACACCACGACCGATACATCAAGTGAAAATAGTTTTATGGATGAATTAACATTAATTATTAAAAAAATACCTACTCAGAATATATTGTTAGAAAAATGCGTGGATACGTTAGATAGTTTATTCGAAAAAGATAAAATAAACGTAGAAGAATTGACGAGCGCTATGTTTCAAACAATTGTTATCTTATATTTATACCAAAATGTATTTGAATTTACCCATAACGATTTACATACGAATAATATTATGTTTGTTGAGACAAAAGAAGAATTCCTATATTACAAAATAAAAAACATATATTATAAAGTACCTACGTATGGAAAAATATACAAGTTAATTGATTTTGGTCGTGCTATTTATACTTACAAAAATACACGTTTATGTAGTGATAGTTTTTCTCCAAATGGAACCGCACATGGTCAATATAATTGTGAACCATTCTTAAATTCAAATAAGAACACTATTGAGCCCAATTATAGTTTTGATTTATGCCGGCTTGCGTGTTCTATGTTTGATTTTATTATAGATAGCTTGGACGACATTGATGTATTTCGAAAAATACCTTTGTATGATATGATTATTGAATGGATACACGACGATAGTGGAAACAATGTAATGTATAAAAAAAATGGCGACGAAAGATATCCAGATTTTAAATTATATAAAATGATTGCTCGTAATGTAAATAAACATGTACCTGAAAAACAATTTGACCACGCGTGTTTCAAAGACTACATAACCCATCCATTAGATGAATATGTCAACATAGATGAACTGATTAAAATGAAGGATCGCCTATAAATATTTCAGTATTTGTATTTTGAACTTTTAAATAATAATCTTTCATGTATAAACATGCTAAAAGAATACAAAATAAGTAAAACGATTCTTTGAAAAACATTTTATTTTGTTCTTGTATAGGTTTATTACGATACAAAAACTGTTTGACTATAAAAAATACAACCGATACAATAAAAGATACATAAATATGCTCGTATTCCATCATTAAAAGAATAATAGGTTTTAATTATTATTCTTTTACGAAATTAAAATAACCCTTCCGTGTCTAAATCAATAATACTATCATCCAAATATACTATACCTAATTCTGACTCGTTTACTAGTGGGATATCTTTTGTGGGTTTGTCCCCTAAACAAATAATGTCACTTTTAAACGATAAATTGTCTGTTTCATCGCTAAAAGATATTTTTTTAGGTGAGTCAAATAATTCTTCTTTGGGAGGGTAAATCGGGCCTTCTTCGCGTGGTGGCAAAACTATTTTTTCTTCTTCGCGTGGTGTCAAAACTATTTTTTCTTCTTCGCGTGGTGTCAAAACTATTTTTTCTTCTTCGCGTGGTGGCAAAACTATTTTTTCTTCTTCGCGTGGTGGCAAAACTATTTTTTCTTCTTCATGTGAGGGAAAAGGGTTTGGTTCTTTTTTCGTAACGATTCCGGTTTTTTCTACTTTTAAAACATCAATTTCTTGTGTTTCATCTATGTATTGTCTTAGAAGTTGTTCTACAGGCAATTGGTCACGAATCGTATTCATAATGGAGGTTTGAACCAACAATTCAAATTCACGATTTCTTTTTTGTTTTTCTAAAGGTGGGATGTCCAATTCAAACAAATAAATATTAGAATATAACTTACGAGAAATATTAATATATATTTTATGTAAAAATAAACTTAAATCAGGCAAATCTATGTTTATTTTTTTATTTTCATTACCTACGCGAACACAACTTAATAATTTTAATTGAATAATATGAACGCAAGTGACCAAATCTTCTAAATAAGAACATTTCGATTTCGTTATAATACGATTTTTTTCGTTTTCAACAATAGATTGATTCCAATTGGGTACACGTGACAACAAATTTTGATACGTCATTAGATATTTACTTGGTTCATCGTTGTTTTGACACAATTGTAAAGCTTCGTCAAAAATAGACTTAAATCCTTCGATAATATGGCACGTCATATGATTTATTAATAAAACGGACCATTCGTTTTTAGATTCATTCAGTATATTAGAAGTAAAGTCATCCATAAAAATAAAATATATTTATAATTCTTTATTATTACGAAAGAGACAAACTAAATACAATAAAATAAATCTCTCATTTTTTAGTTGTTTAAACAATACCTTATAATGAAATTGCAAATCTTCGTAATTGTTTATCTTATGTTTCAGCCACACAACCACTTGTTCTCCGTAAATACCATTGGCATATAATTCGTCTACTATATCAATCACATCATCCTCTTTTGTCATAAGTTCTTTTATTTTATGATAAGGTATTTTTTGTATATTATGTTTTGGTTCAGGAATATATACAGGAATAAACCTAGACCGGATAGGTTGTAATAATTTATATTTGTATTTGGTTAAAATAAAAAATCGTGTAGAATGACTATACATTTCAATACTTCGTCTTAAAGAATATTGAGCGTCTACCGTCAAATATTCGGCATCGTATAAAATAATACTCTTAAATAAAATAAGCGGAGACAATTGTTGCTTTGAAAACAACTTTATGTCTTCGCGAATGTTTTTTATACCTTTACACGTACCACAAAACAACGTTAATATATATTTGGACATTGTTCCTTTTGGATAATATATTTCTAATTCTTTCAACAAATTAAAATCAGTATCACCATAAAATAATATATGTGGTACGTGTTTACCGAATTTACTAAAACAATCTTGCATAATGGAGTATATGTGTTTTTATTATATTATTTTTAAGCAACACTAGATAGTGAATGAGTGTAAGGATTTTCTTTAAACGCTTTTAAAATACTATTATCAATCCCTTGTGGACTTTCGTATTTTTGCGTTTGTTTGGTGGTTTCTCCTAAAATATGAGGCGTGTCATTGCTAGGAGCATAGAGAGCATTGCCTCTTATATTAGATTGTTCCCGCCCGTTTATCGATGCGTTTATATTTCCATTGTATAAACTCATATTGCCGGTGGCTATACGATTTTCATATGGTTTTTGTATATTTCTTTGATTATATGTAGCATCATAAGACGTTTTCGCGCTAATTCCTCCCGCATTTCCTAAAACACTATGTGACGTAGTATGTCTTTGTGATTTAGAAGAATATGGGTTTGTTTGTATATATGAATGACTATTATGACCTTGAACGTTCATATGTGGTTTTGTTTCGCTCATCATTTCGCGGTTTGTGGTTGGCGCGTATTCATTCGAAACCATATGTTTCTTTTGGGTATTTCCCATAAACCCTACTGGATTGGGATGTTCAATGGGCTTCTTTGTAGGTCTCCATTGATTGACAATCGGTTCCACCGTATTCGCATATAATTGCCCCTTTATGGCGCCAAAATAATCTTGTTTGGTGCTTCGGTTATTTTCTAACACATTGATACCGTTTTTACCATGGTCAGATACATGAAATACACTTTGGGATGACATATTTGTGAAAGGATTACCCGGAAGTTGTATTTTTTTACTTTCTTCATTATTTCCTTTTGTATAGGTGGTATTGGAACTTGCTCCTCGGGCACCATAATATGAAACGCTTGTATTTTCGCGATGTTCATGGGTGAGCATTTGTAAAGGTTTTTCTCCTTGTTTATCCATACCCCGAGCCGGCCCCATTCCACCTACACCGTCATTTACGTGATACGTGTCCGGATTTTTTTTTATGGTTTTTCCTATTTGACCAGATTGACTTGGTTTATATGCCGGTGCTTGATAATTATTATTATATTCGGATTTTGGGTTATTGGCTACACGCAATTGGTCCACCGTTTTGGGACGGGTTTGATCGCGATATTGGGCACCAGAATTAAACCCTAAATCACCAGGACCTTCACGAATTTCTTTCCATGGTTTTGTATTTGCGTGTCTCTTCGATTCTATCACACGCGATTGTAAAAAATCATTTTCATTTGGATTACCAAAAACGTTTTGTACGTTATCTTGAGGTTTAAACAATGTAGCGGTTTCCTTTTTTACAATGGTATTACTTCCACTTCCTGTATATGTATCTAAACGATTGTCTGAATTAAATAAATTATTTCCATATGATTTCTTTTTAAAAAATGGAGTCATATTATTATGGGTAAAATTACTATTTGGTGAATTTTCTTCTGAAGGAAAAAACTTTTGGACACTCGTGGTTAAGGGCTCGCTTTTAGGTGCCAGTGTAGATTTTGAACTATTGTTTACTATACTTTTCTTTAGGTTGACGTCTATTTCTTCGAAATTTTCTTTCTTTTTATTGGATACTAAATAGGCACCGCCTAATAACATAGTCGCTACTACAAGCTCGGTCATTATAATATAGTTTATTTTTTATTTTTATTGTAATAATCTTTTTCTAATGTTCTAGTATTTAAATTATGCTGAAAAGGAATAAATATATTGGTTTGTGGGTCTTTATGTAAATGGTCATATTCAATGGTTTGTTCATGATTACGAAATTTCCAAGCAGGTAAAGTCGCACGTGTTTCGTCCACCGAAAAATGTTTGGAAGGATAAGACTTTTTATAATGCTGTTTTTCAGGATGTATTTTATAATCTCGGTCAGGTTTTATGTGCATAGTACGTAATTCACTTTCAATATTGGTGGATTTTTCGTATAAATTACCTCCCCATTTTTGTAAACGTATGTGTACATCATCTATGTATGGATTATTCATTCCATTACCGGGTGTATTCAATGCGTAAATACCAGAAAAAACAGATTCTTCTAATCTTTTTTCTTGAACACCCACGTCGTTTGAAAATCGAGTGAATGCCATTATTATATATATTAATAGAATATATATAATCTAATTCAAATAGTTTGGG